CTCATATTCTATAGTTTCATCATCACTATCATTATCGAATACTACTTTATCGAACTTTATATAATATTTCTCATTCTTTGGTTTATTTAAATCAACGAATATGAAATCATATTTATTCTTCCATCCTAATTTTATAAGTTCATTAAATTCATCATCATTCAAATCGTACATTATTTCCTCTTTTATCCTCTTAAGTTCCGAAGCATTACTTGTTTTGAATAGTATGAAATGTGAAACAGCGTTTCGGTATTCCAAATTTAAAAGTGTAAATTTTTGACTAAGTACTATAACTGCAAGACCTCCTTGTCCTTCATTGTCACTATTATGGGTTATATGGCGTCTGTTGAGAAATATTTTTGAAAGTATCTTACTCCTATTAAGGTCTTTAATAACATCGTCTAGGACTAATAAATTATTATCATTATCGGCTTCCTGCAAAGATTCTATTATATCAATCATTTCATTATCTGTATATTTATTTAATTTCTTTTCATCTGGTAATTGTTTTAGAAATGAGTTAGGGAGTGTTTGTAAACTACCACTAATTAGAAATATATTATCAAAGAACTTAAAATAATATAAATTTTTATCTTTATTTTTTTTTGTTGGATGACTTGTCAATAAACTCATCATCAATGATGTTTTCCCACTTCCTGGTGACCCTACAATATATAGGAGAAATGATTTAACTGGTAGTGGTTTTTTAGGAATGAATGGTAAATCGGATGTATTGTCAACACTTGACTTATAAACTGGAATATTACTAAGATTATTTTTTATAATTTTCATTTAATATATAGATTTATTATTTTTTAATTTTTTATAAAATATCATTTAGTAATTCTAAATTGCTTAATTTTCTTTGTAATTCAAAATTGAAAACATCAGATAACATTTTATCTTCACTTACTGAATCTAAATCAACTTTTTCTATATTGTCTTCTGGTATTTGTATTGTTGGATTTGGTGCAGGATTACTAAATGTGGCCACCGATGATAATGGTATTTGTTGTACCGTACCAGGTGTAAATTGCGAAACTCTTTCGGGTACAGGCGTAGGTGGTCTACCCATAATAGGTGGTAAAGTTAATGTTGGAGGTTCCCTTATATCTCTTCTACCACTTCCACTTTCATTTAATTCTTTTTGGTGAATTTCGAATAACAAACTGATTTCGAAATTACATTTATTAAGGTCAATTAATATATCGTTCTGGTCTCTTAGACTAAGTTCTAAACTATTAATCTCATTTTTATTTACTACAACACTAAATATACCATTTTCATATGGATTATAGTTTATTACTTCCCCGAACTTAGTTTTAACTGGTATTTTGTTAATGATTGTTCTTAAATTCCCTTGAGTAGTTGTAATAACATTTGAAACAGGTAAATTTGTATGTACGAAAATAGAATGTATAGTATTTAGATTAATTGAATTATCAGATGTTATACTAGCACCACTAGCAACTGTAACATCCTCATTATTAAAACCTAATGAAGTAGCCAGTTTTTGACTTGAACTTTCACTAAAATTTATTACATGGGAAGTTGTATCCGTATTAGTTAAGGTTATTTTATTTGTTTGTGTATTGAATGTAGCACTATAAGGAAAAGAAGCAGAAGTTATAAAAGCAATTAATTCATAAACATCATAATGTTGTTCTGTCAGAACTAATGAAGATGAACTATCCAAAAATAAATTTATATTATTTAGATTAGAACTAAAGTTATAAAAAGAATGTGGAATTTCACAGGAATTAAGTTGAATATGAATATCTTGTAATGCATTATACCTTGTAATTCCAGATTCTAAATTTATTTTCATATTGGTATTTAAATTATTAGTTAATTGTAAAACTTCTTTACTTCTAGCAAATAATAGAAAGCTATTATCAATCGTTTCTAAAGATAATGACATTTAATATATCATCATATTTTAAAAATAAAAATTTAAATTTTTTTTTTTTTTATTTACTTATATTATAAAAAAGATGGAGTCGAAACCTATGGAAATGCAAGCCCCTAATTTCGGAGTACCTGTAGGTTTACAATACAGGTTAAGTGTAGCAGATGCTGTTCCTGCGAATCATAATATCGCACAATTTTTAGCTTCAAATTCCAGCGATTTCACTGAAAGCAATAACACAATTAGAATCAATGTTAGTTCTGGTGCATTCCTTGATTTAAAGAACACTGTTTTGCAGATGGATATTAAAAATACTACCTCTACTGATGCAGTGTTCCTCGATGGCGGGGCAGACTGCCTCATTTCTCGCATAATTGTTCGCTCGAGTGATGGAAGTGAAATTGAAAGAATCGATTCATATAATTTATTGTCGTGTATCTTAGACCAATATGGTTCATCAGATGGCGATGCAAGAATAAAATCTTTACAAAAGGGGGCTCCTCGTTTCATAGATGAGACTCCAGAGTTCGATGCTGTATCAGGTGCATCTGGAGCCGCGGCTTTAGCAGCTACAGCAACTGTTACAGGAAATCCCTCCGGTTTAAAACTAACAACAGTAAATACATTCACCGGCAATACTGGCCAATCCACCATCACCCTTGAAGGCACAGGTGGTATTGGTTATTCTCAAAAACAAGCTGATAAATTAAATACAGGAGTAACAAGAAAGTACACTTTTGGTCTTAAATTAGGTATGTTTAACCCTTCCACCGCCAAATTATTGCCACCGAACAGTGCATTTCAGGTAGAAATTCAACTAGGACAAGCCGCTGACTGCCTTGTAAATTTAGCAGGTTCTAATGCTGTTGCATACCAAGTGAATAATGTAGAACTCCACATTCCCGCGATAACAGTGAATGATAATCAATATATGCAAATGGTTCAACAAAGATTAGCTCAAGGTGTAACAATAAAATGTAATTCATATGATCATTTTGTGAATACAACTAGTTCAGGAGCTGGTAAGGATGTGGTTCAAATATCAGCGAGAGCGAGAAGTCTTAAAGGGTTAATGTCTGTTTATAGATTACAATCAACAGTATCATCCGATGATGATTTTAAACTATCAAAGAGATCTATTCAATATATATCAAACTATAGGTATAAAGTTGGCTCAATGAATTACCCGATCGATTTAGTTGAACTTTCCACTGATACAACTGCTGGTGGTACTACTGCGGGAACTAGATTACCTTTATCTTCAACAGCTGACTTAAATATAGCTGATGCTTATAACCATGTACTTAGGTTATTCGGTAATCTTAATAATTCTAATGCACATTGCTTGATTGGACAAGAGAGTTATGCACAATCTCAAAATAATAATGGTGCTGGTTTAATTGCAATCGATCTAAGTGCTTTCTCTGATGGGAGTGTAAATTCTGGTCTTAACACCTTGGACAATATGCCCGTCAGCCTCGAATTTTTGAAGACCGCAGCTTGCAACGCAGTAACACAGATAGATACTTATGCGGTTAAAGAGCTGATCATCCTCCGTGACGGCAACGGTGTATTATCATCTATGTCGTAAATATATATTAATATATTATTATTATTAAAAAAAAATTGAAATCTATTTAAAGATTAATCACACATATTAAAACATAATATGCCTGATTACTCAAATACTGTTATTTATAAAATCGTATGTAAAGATATAAATATTAAAGAGGAATATGCTGGTCACACTACTTCTTTAATAGAGAGAAGACGTACTCATAAAACTAGATGCAATAATGAAAATGCTAAGTCCTTTAATTCGTGTGTTTATAAATTTATAAGAGAGAATGGCGGATTTGATAACTGGGAATTAATATGGCAATATGATTATCCTTGCAATTCTAAAAGGGAAGCAGAACTAGAGGAAAGAACATTTATAGAGAAAGAACAATGTGAATTAAATTCTATGAAAAGACCTTGTATCACAGAGGAAGAAAGGAAAAAAAACAAGTTAAAAAATGCTAAAAAAAGTTATGAAAACAATAAATTAGAAAAGAAAAAGTATAATAAAGAATACAATCAAAAACATAAAAATGAAATATCACAACAACAAAAAGAATATCGACAAACACATAAAGATGAATTAGCAGAAAAAAGCAAAGAATATCGGCAAACACATAAAAATGAAATAGCAGAAAAAAAAAAAAAGCATTATCAAGAAAATAAAAAAGAAATATTAGAAAAAAAAAATAAAAAATATACATGTGAATGTGGTTCTACATTATCAATAGGTAATAAATCAACACACGAAAGAACAAAAAAACACATTCAATACTGTCAACAAATATAAATTAAATAAAAGAACAATTTTTTTTTATAAGTATAAAATTTAAATAATTTTATATTTATATATATATATTACGATGAGCCAACGCGTCTTCAAGGTTTTAAATAATTTTACTGCAAAGAATCCTGATTATAGTTTTGATGACTTAAAGAAATTCATAGATAATGAATTAACAAATGATTCACCGAAACCACGCACTATTAGTACAAGATATTCTATAGTGAAGAAGTTCCTTCGAGATAATTACCCCGAAATAACTGAAAAGCAATTAAAGGCGATAAAGCCAGATGACGAAGTTACAAATAGTATTATTGAGCAAAATGATATAATCCGCTCTCACAAAAACAATATTAAATTCAATAAAGAACTTATCGAAAAAATACTATCATTTAAAGATACTGAGGATTTATATGAGCTTGCTATTTATCTTCAGTTTATATCTGGTCGCAGAGCAGATGAATTGCGTGATTCTGAATATAAAATGCGAATAGATAAGAATGATAATCTGAAAATGCTCTTATCTAAAAAACCAAAAGATAAGCGAAATAGATATTATAACATAAAATTAATAAAAAATACTTTGACTCCTAAGCAATTTAAGCAGTCTATACAAATATTAAGACAGAATTTCATGTACATCAAGAGTAATGATTATATAAAGAGATTAAATAGAAAGATTAAAAAATTAGTAAGAAATGATTTGACTTCGCATGATTTAAGGGGAATGTA